CATTGTAAGTATTACCACTTGTGTCTAAGACAGAGAAGGTTCCGTTTTTAATTGATTGTCCTATGTATGCCATTATTTACTCCAAACACTATGTGTTAAATTTCCATTTTCATCTGTTGCTAATAATTTATCATATTCTGTTTCAGTTGTATAATTAGCAGGTATATCTCTCATGGCTTGTCTCCATGTTTTTACATCGTCAGGCATAGTGTAATCAGAGTTTGCCATGTAATCTGTTTCTTGTAATTTTATACTTCTAATTTGTTTTATTCTCTCAAGTTTTCTATCTTTAGCAGCATCTTCCCATGCTTTTATCTCTAAGTCTCTTGCTGTTTCTTCTTCTGCGGTGTATTGAATTTTTACACCATTTATATTTTTATACCTAGGCATTATGTTTTTTTCACTCCATATAGTTCTGCTGAGCCACTAAAATTGCCACTGCCAGATATTGTCCATTTCAAAGCATTTAAAGCGACATCTTGTAATACCATCATGTGGACTAATCCTAATTCACTGTAATTTCCTGTTCTTGAAAAAGAGTTATTAAAAAATATATTAGTATATCTATTAGCATGGTTGAGATTATAAAAAGTCATCTCAATATTTGTTGTTTCAGCACTATCATTACCACCACAGTTATAAGCAATAGGCTGAGCAGATGTACCAGTTGCACCATACAAGGTGCTACTAAAGTTGTCATCTCCAGCACCTCTATTATTTTTTAGACCAGCTGTTCTTTTATTATATGCTGCATAGGTAGAACCACCATCAGCACTTACATCAAAATTTAAATTAACATCATCTTGTGTAAACTGAACATCATAGAAAAATAACTTGTAAACTTCATAATCACTAAAAGTCCTTGCTATTTGAAGATTATCAACACCTGTCCAAGTATATTGTTGAATAAAATCCATTCCAGAGGCACCACTAACTGTGCCTGTAAATGCAAATGTGTCACTTAAATCTATACCTGTTGATGCTACTGTTGTCTTACTCATCTATCCTCCTATTTAATTCCATAAACTCTAACTGTAGCTTGTTCTATATTTCCAGAACCACAAACAAATTGAAATCCATTACACACTATTGAAGCATTATAAAAAGTTGATGTGTTAATATCAAACACATAAGCAGTTGTGGTGTTATCTCTATTACTTCCATGTGATTGTATTATTTGATAATTAGATACACTAGGTTTATCTATAAAAATTCTTGCAAAGCCAGTTTCAGTAGCAGTTGAGTCAAGGTTTTCTAAAACTTTATGAGATGTTCCTGTGTTTAAAGTATCGACACTTGAACTTGAGCCATTATATCCAGCTCTTGTTGATACACTTCTATAACTACTTGATTTAAAAGAACTTCCTGCATCATCTGATATTCGTAGTAGTAAGTCTTGTCCTGCACTACTTATATTTACATCACTAATTATAATCTCATAAGTATTATATGTACTATCAAAAACTAAACCATCTACACCATTTGCAAAATCTATTGAGGATACTGCACTAGTAACAGTTTTTGTTTGTAATAATACTATATCACTTGTACCAGTCACGGTTCCTGTAAAGGCAAATGATGCTGTTAAGTCTATTGAGGCGGGTTTAATTTTACTAAGTGCCATGTTATACTCCTATTAACCTGTATGCACCAAATGTGCATCGTTTACCACCACCACCTGCATTAATTGCAGGACTACCTGAACTATCGAGACATTGTGCATAAATTTCAAAATAATCACCTGTGCCATTTGCCTCTATTATATTTGCAATAGATACGTTAATGTGATTAGCATTATTACCGCCTTGTTGATTAGTTACTTCAGAATATGAACTTCCATTTTTATATATAAATACAAAACCTTGTTGAAAGTTACTTGAACTTGCGTCTAAAGCTATACTTGCAAAAATGTAGTATTTACCTGCGGTTGTTGGTGTAAATCTGTTTGAAGCAAAATTTGAATCTGTATCAAAATCCTCTACACTAAACTCAACTTTTGTTGCTGTATTACTAGAAATAGTTTGATTTGTGCCATCGCCTTTATAAGCAAAAAAAGCAGGTGTGTTTGATGCTTTAATATAAGAGTAATCAATTCTTTTTATTGTACCTGCATCTGATATTAAAAACTCATCTGTATCTGCGGGAGTTGCAGCTAACTCTGTTTGACCAGATATAATATTACTTGCTAAACTTGCAGGCACGACACTACTAGCAGGAACATCAATAGTTCCTACAGCCTTTGCTTGATGCACTACATAAATGTTATTTGTACCAGAGGGAGGTGCTCCAGTAAATGTAAGTGTAGTTCCGCTTATGCCATATGCAGAGTTTGGGTCCTGTCTAACATTTTCTACAAAGACTTCTATGTCAAATACTGAACTAGGTGCAATGTCTAATGTAAAAGCAGTTGTACTGCCATCACCACTAAACCTTTTACCTTGTAAAGATTGAAATTGATTTTGTGTATCTATAGGTGTGCCAATGTATGACATTCTAGGTTATCTCCATAATTGATACAGCAATATCTGATGCACCTGAAGCTGTCAATGAAAGCGTGTCAGTTGTTTCCATAACTACTTTATTACCTGACAATAATTCAAGTGTACCACCCACAGGTATGGGTGCGTTAGTTACTAACTCAACTGTCTGATTAGCTTCATCATTTGCACCTGCTCTGTTGGAAGTATCTGATGCTAAACTTACTGTTGCAGTGACTTGTGATGTTGTTGTGTTACCTACCATAATACCAAGCACTACAGTTGTAGTAGAACTCGCTACGGTATAAATAACATCAGCACTTGTTACACCCGCCTTTGTTACTAATTTAAAAGTATTTGCCATTTACCCTCCTTTATATCTTACCCTAACGCTATTGCAAGAGCCGTAGGATCTTCGGTACTAAATCCTGCACTAGTTAAGTATGTTTTTACGTCTGATAAAGCAACTTGCTTCATCGTTCCTGCATCATTAGTAACAACTCTGTCAGCATCTACTAAAGTTGTAGATGAAGCAGATGTATTACCATCCATAATATTTAATTCTGTAGCTGTGGTAGTCACACCATCAAGTATGTTTAATTCAGCGGCTGTTGAAGTTACACCGTCTAAAATATTTAATTCTGCAGTTGTCGAAGTTACGCCATCTAATATATTTACTTCTGTAGCTGTGGCTGTAATGGCTACATCTTCATTTAGTTTTGGTGAAGTCAATCTTTTATTTGTGAGTGTTTGTGTAATATCAACAGCAACTAAATCTTGTGTATCACTACTTCCACTATTAGGTAACCTTAAAGTATTACTTGCACTAGCAGATTGTGGTTGTAATGTTTGAAAGTGAGCATTTGATGATTCACAATACATTTTAAGAGAGGCGGGAGAACCACTATTTGATTTAAAATCAATGACACCACCTAGAACTGTAAGATCATCTCCTACACTGATATCACCTGTAAAAGTATTATCACCAGATAAACTAGCAAAGGTAGAAGATAAAGCGGTTCCATTTAATGTAATTGCATCAGCTTCTAATGTGCCATCAATATCTGCATTACCTGAAATATCTAAAGAGGCAGCATCTAATTCACCAGACGCAGTAAGATTTGTAATGCCCGTTACAGCACCAGCAAATGCAACATTATTACTGCCGTCCTCAAAAATTAATTTGCTAGCAGGTAAAGTACAAAAAATATCTTTTGTGCCAGCACTAAAATCAACAGCACTATCACTGTTAGAACTAGAAATTACTGTGGTTCTAGTTAGATCGGAGCTATCTCCGTCCAATGTTCCTAAACCTACTTCAAACTCATCTTGATCTTGATGTGCTATACAATAATAAGTTGTATTAGAATTTCCTACTCCAGCTGCAAAAGTTTCAAAACCTGTTACTGCACCACCTAAGGATACAGCACCTGTGCCTGTTGTAGTTGTAGTTTCTTTAACTCTATCATTAATGACTAATGCCATTTATTTCTCCTATGCTAATCTTAATATAGCGTTACTAGCGTCAGCAGTTGGAAACTGTATTGTAAATGTACCGCTTGTAGATGTTTTATCTCCACCAAAATCTAAAACTGCTACAGCTTTATTAGAATCGCTACTATTATAAATTAAAGCTCCTCTTGCTGTTATGGTTGCAGAAGTAAAAGATATGTCTGAAAAATCACAAATAGCGGTTGTACCAGATGTAGTTGGTGTAACACTTGTTAGTGAACCACCACCAGAACTGTAAGTTCCTGAATTAGATACCTCATTAGACGTGCTAAAAGCAGTTGTTGAAGCATCCAAAGAAGCTGAACTTGTATACAATGCAATCTTAAAGGTATCACCTGTTGTTGCTGTAAAGTTATGAGTGCCAGTTAAAAGTTCTTGCTTAAAACTTGTACACACAGCTTGTGTTATTGCCATTTTTATCCTCCTTATGGACTTGTTGATTTAATAGGCAATCTTATTGCCCCGTGCATGTATTCATCTCTACGATGTCTACCTTGTTGCTCTATAGCTAATTCTTGTATAGATCTTTGATATGACTGTTCGTAAAGTTGCAGCATTTCTGCTGGGCCTTTTAAAAATTTAAAGGCTTCGGCAAGACATCCGTATAACAAAGCACTTGGTGCATTACTGCCTATCCAAGATGAAGTGTTAGTACTAGATAACCTTGTTGGTAATCTTGTAATTCCCAGTTCCACATTATATGCAAGATCTGGTGTAGGTGCAACTATTAAAGAGTTATGATCCCACCATGCCCAATATACAGGCTCACCTGTGGCTGTCCTATCAGGTGCATACTCTGTCATAAAAGATACGTCTCTTTGTTCTAACATTGTTCGAGTAGGTGTGCCCGTTGCAGGAAAAATATGCATGGTTCTTATAGTACCTAAAGATGTTGGATCTGGTGCAGAGCCACCTGGTAATGATACAAAAGGATTAGATGCAGTTAAATTTGCTGTTTGATTAGATTTAAAAACATCTATATCAACATCTCTAAATATTCTATTTTCAGTATGTTCTATAAAATCATTAATTCTTATATCTGTTAAAACATCTGAGCTTACTTCTGTATAGTCTCTAATTTGTGTAACTAATTCTGAATATGTTGTCATGATATACTCACTGTTACTTCGCTTACACTAACTTTTACTATCGCAGGTTTATGTTTTTGAGGCACCATAGTATTATTTTGATCAAAAAAAGTTCTACCTAAAAATACTAAAACAGGCTCAGATCTATCTGGCCTGGCGTCTTTTAATGCCTCTGCGTCTGCTCTATGTGTTGCAGGATTATCCTCTTGAGGATGTTCTGGTTCAAACTCTGATTTATGTACGAATGCACCATCATGTTCTTTAATCATTTCTTTATATGGAAACGCAAAACCACTTCGATCAGATATTGCTTTTGCATATTTGCCACTAGCTCTAGCCATTATATTACTCCTACATCAGGAACTATTTTTATACCTGACCTTGTACTATCTTCTGATGATGCTCTCATCCACTCATCTTCATAAACTTGTTTTAATAAACCTATTCTTTCTGGTGCTTTTTTCATAGCAATATAATATGCTAAACCTGATACTAAACATGGTAAAAATCTAAATGGTATCTCTGGATTATTTGTATAAACTCCAGCATCTTGTATTCTTGTCATCGCATAATATTTAAAAACATCAGCAGAATCGGGTGTGGGATAAACATATAATTTTGGTGTTATGGTTCGCTCAATATAAAACTGTGTTGGAGATCCAGAAGTGGATTTTTTCGATATGTTTAAATACTCAGCTCTACTAATTCTTTCTATTTGCCTGTCTACTGTGGTGTCACTAGCCTCAGTCACTACAGCAGATAAGATATCTACTAAATCTTCATCTAGATCATAAGATGACGTTCCAGATGACAAAGTTTTTGTTCTTTGTTCTATTGTCCAAAGATTTAAACCTCTGTTCGCCCACTCCGCAAACAACAAATTTAAAGAACGTCTAGACGTTTTTAAATCATATCCTGTCCTAACAAATAAACCACATCTTTCATATGATTCTGCTATAACCTCTTCAATTGTAAGAGTAAATGCGTTAGTACCTGAGTATGTAGGCATATTTTACTCCTAATAATTCTTTAAAAATTCTGCTATACAAGTATATGTGTTTCCAGAATCAGCTGCTCCAGGTACAACAAAATTAACGTCATTTTGATTAGAATTACTACTAGTGTTTGCTGGTATTCCACCAAACTCTCTAAAATCCCAATAACCAGAATCTATCAAAGTTACTATTGGAATATCTCCGTCAGAGTCCTCATAGTCTAAACGAGCAAAAGAATCTCCTCCGTCTCCATTAGCACATGACCACCATAATCTTTGTAATGAAATTGTTGATACTGATTGACCTTCTTTGTTATTTGCTAAACTAGAGACGTCACCAAATACTGTAGTTCCGCCTGTTCCATCAGATTGAACTACAATTTTAATAGTAACTCTTTTATCGTTTTGCTGTAGGATTGTCGGTCCTGTTACTGTGTCTGCCATGTTCCCTCCTTAATCAAGAACAGTGGGGCTTATGCCCCACTAATTTTAAAATACAGAATACTCTAATTCAACGGTAAATCTACCTGCTGTAACGTCTGCATTTACAGTTGTTGTTGCAAAAGCGTATAAATTTTTACTTGCAATAGCCGCTGTAATATTTGGAGCAAACACATGATAGTTACCTGCTGTGTTGTTAAAGTTAATGTCTACCTCTGTTACTGAATCCGTAGCAGAAATTCTTGGATTAAAAGATGCAACACCTGCACCAACTATTTCTGTTCCAGATGATACAGCTGCATTTGTAGCTGTGCCAGAAGTTGCACTTAATGATAATCCACCAACTAAAGTTTGACCTGCAGCTGTGGTTATACCAATTAATGCTTTATGTATAAAAAATTTGCTTGGTGTTACTAAGCCGTCAGGTGCGTCTGTATTTAATGCGCCTAATTCCACAAGAACATCACCATCAGCATATGCTGTTGATGCTGCATCTGTGCTAGCTAATGTACCTACAAATGATTGTATTTTTCTAGTTCCCATAGAAACTAATTGACCAGTAGAGTTTACAGAAAAACCTGTTTCTGTAACAGTGCCAGTATCAGTAGCTTTATTAATTACGTTAAAACCACCTTCTGATCTTACTGGACCGCTAAATGTTGAGTTAGCCATTTTAAACCTCCTTGGTTATATAGACCTTGTTACATAGTCTCTATATCGTCTGCATGAGCAGTCTATGTAACTATGTTTAATATATACTTTTTTTGAAATATTTTGCAAGAAAGAATGGGCGGTTAACGCCCATTCTTATTTTAGATATTATGCGCCTGGTGATCCAAAGATACCTCTAGGATCAGAGAATCCAAATGAATATCTCTCTCTAGCTTTGTATCTTACATTACCTGTATCAAAATCGCCTTCCATAGAAGTTTTGATTGGGGATCTGCTAAAATGCTTTAAACCATTTGGAGCATCAGTTTTTAAGAAAAATGCGTCTGTATCTGTCAAATAGTGATTGATAACGTATCCGCCAGGGATCATACCCATGTTATTGATAGCGTTAAGGTCATTATCTGAAGTTGCAGTTCTTAACTGACTCTTCATTAATCTTTCAGCTACGAACTGAAGATTAACAGGGATAATCATTTTAGTTGCCTTTACAGCAATTTTTAGACCACGATTGTCAATGAAATTAGCAATGTCAATTAATGATTGCTCTAAAGAAGTTTCATTGAGGTCAGCAGATGTTGCTAGTTCATTAGCATAATTGCCACCGCCCACTGTTAAGTGTGCATCTGAACATAATTCAACACCATCTCCGCCTGTAAAAGAAGAGTTAAATGCTCTGTTTAGAACATTCGCACCCTTAATTTCTTTAGCGTTAGCCATTGAACGTGCTAAAGCCTTTGTATATCTAGAACTTAGGCTGTCATAGAGATTATCCTCTACGGCTTCCTCAGTAATAGCAAATGCTAAAGCAATTGTTTCGTGTGAGTAACGACTAGTGAAAGCTTCTGTAGCATCGTCAAATTGTACGCTTGCTCCTTCAGCTTTTACTGGTGCACTACCAAAGCCAGAAAGTTCTACTTCTTCTTCAAACGCTCTGTCTGAAGTTTCTGTGTCAAAAATTTCTGCCCATTCCTGCTCGTATCTACCATATTCTAGACCAAATAGAGCGTTAAGACCAGGTTCTAACTCTTTTACGAGTTGACTTCTTGATATAGCCATTTTTTAGTCCTTCCTATTAAATACCAGCAGTATTAGCGTAGTGAAGACCTTCATTAATTCTAACAAGATAATTTCCGTTAGCGCTAGAAGTTTCGCTGTTGTATTCGTCAGAAACAACATCCACTATTCTAAATTGTGCTGTAGCAGCAGTGATTGTGCTAGAATCTAGTTCCATACCAGATCTACCAGTTTTTACACTACCTGCGTGTGTTGATACTAAGTCAGCATTCGACCCTCTATTGGCAGGCCATGAGGCTCCAATATCGGTGCTGTCCTCTTGTACTTCAAAAACAATGTTAGGATCGTCTAAAACGAACGCTACTGCATCACTTGCAACAGTGCTTGCAGGCCAGTGTTTTGAATATGTCGGTTTACCATTTGTGTCAGTGTAAAAACATCCATTAAATACACCAATTATGTTAGTTGCTCCTGCTGCGGCTACAGTGATTGTACCATCTGTATGCAGTTCAACAGCATCGCCTGTGAAAATATTACTAGAAAATCCACTTGCGATATCATAACTTGTTTGGCCGTTATTAAAGGGTGCTCCACCCAACATCTTTGCAGGTCTAAAACCGAACGGTGCGTCTTTATTTGCCATGGTTATAAGTCCTCCTTAACCAGTTAGTTTAAAAAGTGATAGGACTCATAACAAAAATTTAATTTTTGTCGTTGCCTCTACCACTACCAAAAGTAACCCTACTTTGCCTGTCAGCAGAAATAGGCATACTTCTATGCTGCTCTTTGAATAGATTGTTTTCTACAGATTCTTCTTGCGTTCTAGTTTGTTCAGCAAAATATTCTGATCTTTGTTCAACAATTTCTTCTGGTATGCGAGCAAGCAATAATCCACCAACTCCGATGACACCAGCATGCGTTCCATTTTCTATTGTAGGTGCGTGAAAATCAGGAAATTCGTCAGCTCGAACTAGCTCAAATCCTTCACGAAGTCTTCCAGCCATGTTCTTTCTGTCTTCAGTTCCTAATGTTTCAGCTCTTATCCACCTATGTTTAAATCCTGGAGGCGCAGGTGGCGCTTCTAAGCTTGACGGTGGGCGCCAAGGTTGTGCCCTCTTTGTTTTTTCACGAGTGACATCTGTGCGTGAGGTCTTCTTGGTTGTTTCTTTTTCCATGCTATTACTCCTTCACGTATTTAGCGTATTCCTCCAGAGGTACTCCAAGTCTTTTGGCGATATGGACTTGGCTCGGAGATAGTCTAACTGTTTTGCGTCCTGATGTTGATTGCGTTGTAGAACGACCAGCAGAAGCTACGGGTTGGACGGGTCTCGTAGATTCCGAACTCTCTACCCCAAATTTATGGGGAAACTCTTCTCTCATCCTTTTATCGACTGCGGCATAATATTCATCCGAATTAGGATTCATTTGTTTTTCTTCTACTAGATTCTTATGTATGCCGAAACTAGCATAAGTCATTGCCTCGTCTTTACCGAACCACGGATTTTTTTCTGCCCATGCTTCGGCTTTAGGATCTATTTTTCTAGGAGCATCTTGAGGCGGTTGTGTGACATCCTCCTCTTGATCTTCCTTTTTACTTTCCTTAGCTTCTTTTGTAGCCATTAGACGCTCATTGTCAATAGATAATCTTGCAATAGCTTTTTGAGCTGCGACTTGCGCCTCAGCATCACCAGCTTGAATTGCGTTTTGCAAATCTTGCTCTGCCTTTTTTGTTTCTATTTGTGTACGAGCTTCAAACTCTTGAATATAAGATTGATCTAAGCTATTTGATTTTGCTTTTAATTTCTTATTTTCATCAGCTACCCTTTTAGCATATTGAAAAGAAGCTTGTTCTCTTCTCTCTGCCTCTCGAAGCTTACCAGTAAGTTTATCAATTCTTTTTTTTACTTTGTCACTATACTCTTCTAACTCTTCACCTTGTGGTGTTTCTTCTGTGACTACCTCAGGTGATGCTTCTTCTTTTTTTTGTTGTTTAGTTTCCTCTTGTAAATTTACATCGACTGATTCACCTTCACTTGGAATACTAACAACAGGTTCATCTTGAAGTGTGTTTATTTGTTGCTTTTGCATGGCTCCTCCATGTTATTAATATAAATGCAAGATATCCTCTGGATTCTCGATTGTTGCTAAAATTTCATCATCATTTAAAATACGAATTTCTCCGCCCTCTATACTTAATCGAGAGCCAGCGTATCTTCCAAAGATGACCCAGTCTTTCTCTTTACACCACGGACCTTCCGGGAATCTGTTTGTATCTTTGTATGCATCAGGTCCTACACCTAACACATATCCACATGTTGTGCTTACTGATTGCATTTCAACTGTTTGATCTGATAATATCACGCCACCTTTTGTCTTACCTGTACCTTTGTAAGGTAAAATTATTATTCTCCAACCAGTGGGTTTAGGTAATCTGTCTTTTAATTTTTGGTTAATTTTTGCTACGTCAGGTTGTTCTTCCTGCTCTTTTTTGACCGTGCCAAAGTTCAGCACTTTATCTGGTATTGGTTTATTCAACTTGTATTCTCCTTTTTTGCAAGAACTCTTTAAATTCTTGTTCTACATTATCTAATGATTTTAATTTACCCATTAAATACATATAATTATTATAGTCTGAAGCACCACCTGTCAATACAACATCGGTGACTAACTTTCTATTATTCTTAAGTATTTTATTTAATTCTTCTATTAATTCTAATGGATCCATTCATTATTTCTTTTTACTAATCATTCCTTTTATGCCAGGTGCAGCCCTAACCCCCAGACTGACACTGCAAGCCAAATATAAGAGGTGAGTATAATAATCAGGGAGTGTCGATAAAATTTCAAACCCACGTGCTATATGTGGTTGCATAAAAGGCAGGAAGCTGCAAATCGCAGGAACCATCAGGGCCAGAAGAACAAATTCGTCTTTCCAGCTGCCCTTCATTTGATCAACAGCGCTTTGTTCCCACTTAATTTTACCCGCAGCTATGTCTTCGTTTTTCTTTTTCTCTGCTTCTATTTGTGCAATTTTAACTTCGCTTTTTAATTTTTTTGTTTGCACATAACCTTTCACGGAGTCTGTTACGACTCCGAGAAGAGGCTTAGCTAATAGTTGCCACATTTAGATTGATCCTAAAATCATGATAACGATAACACATATGATACCAGCTTTAATCCAGTCTTTCATATTCCAATCGTTCCATTCTTTAAGCCACTCTATTACATCCTTGATAAGTTTCATGATATCCTCCTATGTAATTGTTACTTTTTTGTTGTAACCTTTATGACCTTTAGCAGCTACTGTTAATGATTGTCCTAATTTTGGTGTTGCTATTTCTTGTGGCATTTTAAGAACTTCTACGCCAGGCGAACCACCTGCTTTGTAGCCCATCATTCCGCCACCCATCATTTTTTTAGTCATACCACCTTTTTTCATGTAGCCCATTCTTTTTGTAACATCTGGTCTTTTCTTTTTTAAAGCTGCGAGACCAGGTTGTTTTTCTGCGTCTATTTTTTTCATTTTTATCTCCTTAATGTAAAGTGCGATTTTCATCGCCAAAGCTTTGTCTCATAACTTCAAGTAAAAGACTAGTTGCTACCTCTTCACCTAGCGCTTGAGTATATAGTATTTTTGTTGCATTGAGAAATGCATTTGCAATAAAAATTGTATCTTCATCAGAGTTAGAGTGTTCTTTATGTATTCTAGTGGCTTGTCTAATAACCTCTTGAGTAACCTTCGATATCTTTGCATTATCCATTTAACAATTCCATTTTCTTAATGATTTGTTTATTCTTGAATTAGGGTCATTTGCTGTCTTTTTGCTTGTTAATTTTTTCTTCATACCTGACATTCTAGCACAAAAAGATTTACGTCTATTAGCTGCTTTCGAGCCTTTTTTTAATTTAGAAGGTTTTGTAGTTACAGCTGTTTTAAGTTTTGAGCCAGGATTTGCTTTTCTATAAGATTCAACACCTTTTTTATTTAATCCGCCAGATTCACTTTTACCTTCTTTGCGTTGCCATGCTGGAGTTTTAGCCATTAAGCCACCTTTTTATTTTTCTTCTTTTTTAATATTGTTGCTACGTTGGTTGGCTTACCACCAGGATTACCAGCTTTTTGTTTACGTCTTACAGCACTAGCTTTTTGACCCTTTGACATAGCTCTTGCTTTTGCTATTGGCACACACTTAGGATAATTTTTTCTTTTTTCGCCACCACTACGACCACATTTTGGATATGATCCATCAGATTTTTTGTTGGCAATATCAACCCAGTTGTCTTTTACCCATTTACGTAATCCGTTTTTTGCCATGTTGTTTCCTTATGCTATTTTTACCAGTTTTAAAAATAGATGCTACTTTATTTTTACCCATTACTTTTGCTCTTTGTTCTCCAACAGTAAGGATTTGAATTTTTCGTGCAAACGGTTTTTTAACTTTACGCACCTTGGCGACTGTTTTGCGTGCATCACTAGGAGTAGTGAACTTAATACCGACAGTGTCTTTAGGATTTTCATCTGTGTAAAGTCTTCTACCAGATCCTTTTGGTTTTTTACCCGTTCCTTTTTTTGGATCCGCCATTTGATTTTTTATTACCAATTACTGATTTCAAAGTTTTAGCTTGACCAGCATGTAATTTTGAAGCTTTATTTAATCCTTTTATTACTTTTTTTACTTTAGTTTTTTTATTTTTATTAAGCATATGTAGTTACCTTTCTTTTGGATTCCATGACTGCTCCGCAACCTCTAGCGACACCACCACTATTCATATGTGATACTTTTTTTCTTGATTGTGATAGTTTATTACCATTACCAATCATACCACCATCGGCTTTTTTATCTTTTTTACCGCCTGGTGTAATTTTACCACTACAAACAGCACTAGCGTACATATTAGCATACGCTGAGGGGTATACTTTAAATTTTCTTTTTGCTGCAGCTTTACCTCTTGGACATAATTTACCCATTTTTACTTCTCCTTACTAGGTTTCCACCCTGTTTTACGTAATGTACCATATACATAAGCATTTTTAGCTGATTTTGACAAGTTTTTCTTATTTGCTCGTTTTTTTAGCTTAGCTTCTAGTTTTTTTGGCACTTCTATCCTTATCTGCCTTATCTAAGGCAACATTTGCACGTAATTGAGCTATATCTTCCTGACTTTCTATCTTTTCACGTGTTAATTTATCTGTTTGCTGTAATTTTTTCTCATCTAAGGCTTGTTTTTCACCCATTGCAAACGCTTTTAGCTCTAAATCGTCTTTTCTTAAGTCAATTTCTTGTTGTTTTAAGTCAACTAGGGGGTCATTAGCAACATTATCCATCATTTCTTGTTCTTCAGCCACCATTTGCTCTGTTATTTCTGCTATTCTTATAGCTACGCCACTTTCTGTGCGTTGTGCTAACTGTTGTTGTTGCTCTGGTGTCATTTGTCCACCTGTTTGAGCCATCATTTGCTCCATTTCAGGCCTTAATTCTTCTTGCACTATTGATCTAGCCATAAATCCTACATGCTCTGATATGTGTGACTGTAAAATTTGCATCGCAGCGGGGTTAGTTTTGACTAAAGCTGATGACATGAACGCTCTATGTGCACGAATATGTGCAGAATGATCTTGTTCTGGAAATGGTAAAGGTGGTAAACCATTTAATGTACCTGCATTTTCTATTGCTGGATCTTGTGGTTGTGGTTCAGATGGTGGTGGTAATAGTTTTTCAATGTCTTGCACACCTAATGCTGAATACATTCTAGCGTAAGCCTCTCTTAAATCATGCATTTCTGGATTAGATTGTGCTAATTGTAATTGTGACTGAGCTAATGTAACCCTTTGAGCCATAGAAAATATGTTTGGGTCAGATACAGGTATAACATCTACTCTATCATCAAAGTCTGATTGTTTAATATTTTGTTCTCCACCTGAAACCATATAAGGATAATTAGGTGGTAAGTAATCTGCAAATACTTTAGCTAGTAAATTAAATTCAGTTTTTTGTGCATAGTGTAATCTTTTGTGTATGGCAGACATAACTTTCATTCCACGCTCTAATATTGCCATCGTGGTTCCAACAGGTTGTTGTTGACTACCTGCATTCTCACCGATCATCATATCAGCGACACCTGCAAATCTTCTACCTGCATCAACTACAAAACCTAATAAACTAAATAGTGTTGCACTAGGTTCTTTGTAAGGTAAAGGCATCAAAGATTCACGTAGATTACCGCCAGGTGCATCTACATCTCTCCATTCGCCAGGATTTATAGCCTCATCATCATCTCTGATTCTTAAACCTCTAGCTTTGAAACCAGCTGGTAAGTTTGACAAAGTTCCTGCGTCCACAAGTTGACGTAATGCTGCAGTGGCAGTTCTAGATAAACCACCTAGCATATGTATTAAACCAAAACCATAAAATCCTAAACCAGGTAAAAATTTGAAATGTGTGAAAAATTCTTTCTTTTTTCTAAGCGGATCACCTTGTGTCCAGTTACGGTAAATAGACAAAACTTCACCAGAATCTTCATCTATGGTAACAATATACGGAACCATAATACCTGTTTTTTTATTATTAGGTCCCATGTCTTCGAAACCGGGTAAATCTAAATCAACATGCATCTCTAAGATATTGTGTTCATCCTCAGCAAAAGATATTTGCTCTACTCCTGATAACTCATCTTGCTTTTCTTTTATTTCATCTGTATTGACTGAGCCACCAGATAAATCAATATCTCTATAAAATCCAGACACTTGATTTTTTCTTAGATCATTGTGTTTCATTTTTACAATGTGTGTGATTCTGTTACATGATTCTAGGTCTGTAATAAAATAAGGAACCACCAAATCTTCTGCTGGTACAAATTTAGAAACTGCTCTTTCTAATGTTGAGTCATAGTAAACTTTTTTGAAAGCAGAACCTGCTAAAGGTAAATGAAATAGCATTTGATCTAGCTCAGGATCAAACTCCTGCATCTCAGTAGTTATTTGATAGTTCATAAAGTTTTTTATTCTTTCAGCTTGTTGTTCTACAGCTAATGAGGGTGAACCTAATATTTCTGTTCTGACGGGTCCGCCAGGTGGTAATAATTCTTTGTAAGCTTGTGCTTGAAATTGTGTTACTGCTTCAGCTAACAACGGATGTGTTACACCTGCAGCACCTGCGAAAGGTTTTGATCTTTCTTCGTATTTAAATCCTAATAAGTCTAAACCATCCTTATATGTTTTTTCCCAATCGGATCTTGAATTCTTATCATCTTCATAATTTTTTTGTAAATCTGATGACAACTTTTGTAATACATCATCATCCATAAATTCTGCCAAGTTTGCAAAATAATCACCTTCTGATTGTTTTTTTGTAGGATCAAAATCTAGTGTTACGCCACCATCTTCTTCTTGTATAACTTCTACTTCTTTAGTGGTGTTTTCTGGTTCACGTAATTGTATCTCTTCTCCAACACCTTCAACCTCTAAATTTTCATTTGGCGATATGTCAATCGCTGTATTTTGTATACGCTTTTCTACCATGCATTAGCTCCTATAGGAGATAGTAAATCATTTAATGAAACTATCGGTGTGTATAATATACTTTTTTTCACTAGACCTCCATCCTTTTTATAAGCTTTATATGGAGTTAACATATCAGGTGTCAACTCTATCATAAAAGTATCTACACCAGAACCTGCATGACCCATATCTACTTTGCCTACTTCTACTTTTGAATTTTTCATATTAGCTATTTTGTTTAGTGTTTCTTCAACATTACTTGTAAAGTGTTGACCTGTATGATCGTTTAGATTAGGACCACCGTACTGCATGTCATAAGCCACCATTTTACCACTTCTTCTATCAGCGTCTGGTGGCACCTCTACGCCTCTACCACCTTGATAAGCTTTGACAGCTTTAGATGGCACAACGGCATAATGACTTGGTGCGCTTTGATTAACAACTAAATTACCTGATTCGTCAAAACTAAATCTAGCCTTAGCTGCGTGATAAATGTCATTTTTTATTATAGCATCTACCCAATCTTTTTGATCTTTTAAAGGTATATTAGGAAATAAATCAGTAGAATCTATGTTATCAATAGTAGAGTTAATTCTTTCAAGAGCTAAATCTCTTTTAGTTGCAGCCTCACCTAATTCTTTAAAACTAGCTTTAGTTATATCATCCATCTCCATTTTACCTATCCTTTGAAAGATGGCATCTGCTTCTATTAACTCATCAATAGATTTTTTTAGCTCAGCAAAAGTAGCTGGCATTGGTCGAAACACATTTTCTAATCTTTTGTAAAGTTCATCTAATCCTATTCGTTGTCCTGGTGTATCAGTCATATCATTTATATATCTTCTAATCTGTGCTTTTATATCAGATTTTAAACTTGCTGCTTTTTGTAAAAAGTCAGATTGAATTTCGTCAGCTATGTTAACTTTTATAGATCTGTTGTTTAAAGTTGCGTTTCTATGACTACTCAAAGACCAACCCACAACATACGGCTCTCCTACTAATGTATTATTTTGTGCTCCAAAATCTGGACTTGTGTCTACACGTCTCATGTTACCATGACCCTCATATTGTCTTATTTCCTCAGGTAATGATCCCACGTCTCCTCTTATGTCTTTAGAGTCTATCCATAAAACTCTTTCTGTTCTTGTGCCGTCTATATAATTTGAGTGTCTACCAGAATCACCATATTTCAAAGTTCCCGTAGCATCACCGTAGGATACCGTTTGTAAATAATTTGTTGGTGATGTATCAACTAGTTCTTTAATTTCTGCATAAGAAATTTTTTGATCATTTGTAAACTGACCTGTTTCTCTGTTAAAACCGCCTTTTTTGTTCAAGTAAGATCTAATATAGGAATCGTAAAGTTCACTTTCTTTTATACCTTTAGATCTAAACCAGTCATGCCAATCTTTCGCTGACATGCTAACTACTTCTGATGATAAATTTTTTCCTCTAATATTTAAAGTTGATTGATTTATAACATCGTCTAATTCAGAATAAAATAATTTATTATTACCTGAACCTATAATTGTTTCTGGTGTCACTGTCGGAACTAATGCTGTGCCAGGTTTAGTAGTAGGTTTCTTTTTTACTTTTACAGGAACATCAACCTCTTTAACTGTAAATGTTTTACCTTCTAAGTCTCCTAAGCGTAACGCTTTTTGTTGTGCATCATCTAAGCTTTTTGATTGAAATACTTTCTTGCCAGTGTCGTCATAAATATCATATCGCTTTTCTAGTACGGGTGCCTCTGGTGCTGGTAATTCTAATTTGGTTTCAACTTTTTTTGTAACTTGCGGTGTGTTACCTAATAAAAAATTTTTTGGTAAAGGTAATGCTTCTGCTTTTGGTACTAATAAGTTTCCTATGGCTGACGCTGCTTTTGATACAATAGATTGTTTTTCTTGCTCAGTTTCTACATCACCCCCCTCTACAAAGTTTGTGGGCTTACCTTCTCCTATGTATGGGGCATCACCTTTAATAAACATTTCATCAGAGGATGCATCGCCTGATTTAGGTCTTGCATTTGATATTTTAAATGAAGATGGGTTATTAACATAACCATCCATTCTCATATCAAAAAAAGCTATATTATCCTCTAATGAAAAAGATTTTTCACCAATGTATAAACTTTTTACTCCAGCTTGTTCTGGTTCTACTTGTGCTTTATTTCCTACTTTTGCTTTTAATATTTTAAAAACATTATCTGGCATCTGTTTATCAGAAAATCTAAGATAAGTTTCGAGTCCTCTCTCAGTCATTGATTTATTAACATCAACAAGCTTGTTTAGATTTTTTTCAACATTCTTTCCATTTTTAATCTCTGACACAATTTTTCTAATAATATTTTCATATTGTTTTTGTGTTCCAATATTATGGGCAGCAAAATTTACGTTAAGAAAAGGTGCTTGAAACATCTGACCCTCTAAATTTTTTGCTAATTTAAACTGTTCACCTTTGACAGGTGTTGTAGCTTTCGTAGCTCCGATAGGCATAATATGTGACATTTGTGCGTTAAAGTGTGTGGTTGCGTAATCGAATGCCATGCCCTCTACATCGTCATTTATTGACGCAGTTCTATTTGGATATTTAGATTTGTATTGAGATACAAATTGATTTCTAAATCCTTCATTATTTTTAACAGTGTCAACAAATTTTTTTATAGCATAGTCTGTTAAATTTTTTGCATGTGCTACTTTTGATAAATATTCTTCATATGATCCTGGCTCTTTAAAATATTCATCTTTAATAAAAGCAAATAATTTATTTCTTTTCTCTCGCATCGCTGTTTTATCATACTCAGGATTAATATCATAAATAGGCTCACCCTTTTCATTTAACACAGCTTTACCGTCTGCGTCTAATCTTTTAATTCTATTTGGAACAAAACCATACTCGTCCATTAATTTTAAAAACTCTTCTTCATTACCAAAGCCACCTGCTCTGTACATATCTCTAATTATTGTGTGTTGTGCTCGTGCCTCAACTGTTGATTCTCTAGTAAAACCAGGAAAATAAGAATAAAATTGACCTATTGCTCTTTCACCACTTACCTCTCTTGCCCCTACCAGTTGTGCTAATTCAGATTCAGGATTATCATTTAAAATTCTTGTCAAGGTTGTTCTAGCTATCGGAGTGTTGTTTTCCTTAAGAATATTTACTGCTTCTAATTTATTTAATTTACCACCTTTTGTTTGCACTGCATTTCTTAATATTTCTAAAACCTCTTCAGTTACCTGCTCTCCTCTTTCAACTTGCACTGGTGCTTTGAATTTTGCAATAAAACTATTTGGATTATTTCTTGCATATTCTTCTATAACTTCTACTTTAGTTCCAACATCTCCTGCCATAGTAGTAGGTGCTATGCTATTATTTGCACCTCCGTAATAAAGACCTAACGCACTGTCATACTTATCTATTTTTGCAGTTTGTTTGGCTTTATTTGTTTTTTTTATTTTTTCTTGAGTTACTGGATCTTGCGTTCCATATTTTCTTTCAACTCCAGTTGATATAGTTTTTGTTACATCATCTCCTGCATCAACTAAAAACTTTTGTGCCAATTTATTTTTACCTGCTCTTGCAGCATTTATCGCCATACGTATTGGAACAGTAATAGGGGTAATTAAACCAAGTGTAGAAATATCAACTGTATCTATAATACCAAACAAATAGTTTGTTAAATCATCACCCCTTAAATCACTTACTCTAACTTCACCGTTTGCTACTTTTCTATGTATGTCCGCAGTATCATTAAAGAAAAAACCTCTAAACTGTTTAAATCTATCTCCTAATGTTAAAGGATTAAAATCCGTGTCTCTTCTGATTTCATTATATAATTTTTCTAATTCTGGTTGTCTTCGTTGCGGTATTAATTTGTTAATCTCATCTATTCGATCTGCATAATATTTTTGACTTAGTATATTTTTATTTAAGTCGTCACGTTCTCTGAGTGCAGTTCTTTCCTCTTCTGGAATATCTACTAAATTTAGTAAACCTGTTGTAACTCCGCTTTTAGCGGGAGCCGCTGTCACTTCTTCAACAGCATCTTCCATTAAATTTGTAAGCACATTATTTTTTTCATTTTGCTTTGCAGTTAAAAAAGAAGGTAACTGATTTACCCCCTCAGCTGCATTATCGAAGAAAGGTTTTATTGAACTGTTAGTATCGGGTCTAGCCATTAATAATATTCTTTTCGAATCTTGGGCACTGGATCATCGACAAAGTCATCCTTCAATCTTAAGAAGTTACCTTGTCTAAAACGCATTACGGCTTGTGTCATGCTATCCACCAAGTCATCATGATCTCCATAAGGGAACGCTGCGCACTCCTCAATTACATCCTCCGACCATCTTGTGTCGGGTGTCCATATCATACCACTTTCGAACAACGGTGCAACTGAATTAACTCTAACATGTTTATCTTGTCCTTTGCTTGGTGTAAAATTTACAACAGGGACTCCTATCTGTCTTAACTCGTGTGTAAGCGGTAGCCCTGATGCTTTAGCCTCAATTATAACTGTTTCGGGTTCCCAGTACTTGTATTCTTTGTACGCTATCTTTTTTAATTCAGGAAAGTCCCACCGACCACGTTTCGCATCCATTAGTATTAAGTGTGGTACATTGTTAGCTTTAGGATAGAATACTCCCCATGTAGTAATGGCAGAGTAATCAGCTGTTTCTCTTTTACTAAAAGCTGTATCATAACTTTGAATTATGTGATGTAAATCAGGTATATCTTTCTCCTCCCACACTTGCCACCACTCTCGTTTGATAATACTACCCTCTTGAGATACGGGAGACTGTTGCCATTGTGCGTTCCATTTACTTGCTGATAGTGACGCTTTTACTGACTCTAGTTCTGGTAATGACCAGAAACCAGGCCATACTGGTTTACCACTAGGCATGATTGCAGGAAACTCTACAACTTCCCATTGATCTGCTTTAATCTCTGATTGTTTTTTTATCAACTTTCCTGTTAAGTCTTTCACGGACCAACGGGTCATAACAATGACTATTGCACCACCAGGCTGTAAACGCTGACGAGGACCAGAGGTATACCACTCATAAGCTTGATCGAGGGCCGTGTCGCTTAGTGCGTCTTGCTCGGAATGCGGATCATCGATAATGAGCAGATCGGCACCACGACCAGTAACCGCACCGCCTGTACCAGCAGCAAAGTATTCACCACCTTGAGCCGTCTCCCACCGACCAGCTGCCATGCTATCGGGTTGTAATTCAGTTTTAAAAATTTTTTTATACTCTTGCGTTTCCATAAGGTTCCTGACTTTACGTCCAAAGCGAATAGCAAGTTCTCCTGTGTGAGTGGTTTGCATTATCTTTGCTTTTGGGTTTTGGCCTACGAACCACGCAGGAAATAAGAAGGACGCAAACTCTGACTTAGTGTGTCTAGGAGGCATGTTAATGATCAATCGTTTTAGTTTACCAGATGCAATATCTTCAAATTTTTTAGAAATTATTTTGTGATGTGAACCCTCTTTGAACTCTGGCCAAACAGATCTTACGAATGGTAAAAAATTTTTTTGTGACTGCTCTTGAACAGAATATTCTAATTTTTTTATTTTTAATTTTTGAGCTAGAAGTCTCGCTTCTTCTTGAGTTAATGTCTCTATTGATTCCATATTTTTTCAGACCCTGACTGACAGAGTCAAACTTGCCTAGCCTTCGGCAGGCAAGTACCTGCCGCTGCATTTAGGGGGTAACCCCTATGGCAGCATACTATATATGGTGGTTTTTGGCAAATAGGAAATCTTCTACCAGGTAATACCAGTAAAATCCAGCTCGTTACAGGTGGTAAATTAGTTGTGGATAAGTATGGAAAGAAAGTAAAAATCCTCCCTATGCACAAATAGGGAGGACTAGATTAGAGATTACTAGAGACGTTCAGTAATACCGAACTTTTGTGCAAGTTCTGACATTAGCTTTTGACCGAATGCTCTGACTTCAGGATTATTACTAGTTTGGACAAACTCAAAGATAGCATAATCCATGTGCTGACAAACTGCTTTATAGTTGATTGATTTAGTCCATTTGTCATTAGAAGTTGACTCAAGGATTTCTCGCTTGAGTTTTTGAACTTCAGACTTCATCGCCTCATCTACGACAGTCTTGATGTCAGTTAAAGTTAGATCGTTTGACATGTCATTCTCCTTTCTACTTTCTATTTAACAACATTATGGGATTACAGTCAAACACTTTATAAGAGGAAAAAAATTCTTCACAGCTTTCGCTGTCCACCTGCTGCATGCTCCAATACCCTATATGGTAAGAGGGAAGATTCGTGGGCATCACCTGATGGAGAATGGACTCGTGGGCGAGATTATTCACACCCATCTGGACGCCCGGGTAGCTTTGACCTAGTATACTTGGCTAGGAATCGTGAGAACTTGACTAATGCAGAATAAGTGTTGACACTGCACCAACAACTCGTGCCGCCTGGGACAGCAGCACGAGGCCAACTATAGTAGCAATGAAAGTGAAAATTTGCTTAATGGGGAATCAACTCCTGCATTTGTGTCCACGGCTGTGACCCAGGACTTACCAGCAGAGACGCCCCGTCAAACCAATCAAGGAACCAGTATTCTAGACGATGCAGCTCTTTGTGCTCGTTTACGAAACCTCGAAGCTCGTCACCTGGTCCGCCCCAACTAAATTGCCAGCGCCAGTAGCCTTCTGGCTGCTTGTTAAATGTATTAGGTTCTACATAATCAAACGCAAGAGCCTCATAATGCGGGTCTGCAAGATCCTGCTGACGGGACTTCCATTCTTTTTTAATTCTTTGCTTACAGCTTTTATTCATCTTCGTTCTCCTTTTTCCTAAATATATGGGACTTTAAAAGTGTTGTCAAGCACCCATTGCAACTACGTTACCTGGTCACGCTCCAGCTCACCTAGTATACTACCTGTGCCAGTCGTGGGTCGGTGGCGATGGAGAATGGAGAAAGAAGAACAAACTACGAACAGCAGCAGCATGCTGCTGCTCAAATTTTTCCTTACACACCTCACTTCTTCGCAAAAGCCTCGCTAATGGAGAACAACTCCACGGGCTGGGGACAGTGCACCACTTTTTTCCTTTTATCGAAAGATTCGCAAAATCAAGCGTAATGGAGAATCAGGAGGATGGCGATCCAAGCAGCAGGACGCCTGGTCTGAGGAAACCTTATGAGTATGGCAATAGACACGGCAGCTGTGCCCAGTAGCCAATGGAGAAGTATACTAATCATGTCCCAATATTATAGGATCTTTCCGCAGCTGTCAAGAAGATCCTGACCCGGTACCTCAGCTCCATGAGCCTATGGTTCGGTGGCGATGTCGCAAGATTCACGGTAATGGAAAAACGATTCCATCACCTGCAGCAGCTTACCTGGATCCCAAGGATAGGGGATAATGGCCAGGGGCTCTGTGTCTAAACCCGTAATGGAGAGTTCACGGGCCATGCCACCTGAATATATATACAAGGCTCTATTAGGGAGGGTCGCAGCCATAATAAAATTCAGTCCACCTGCTTCATTGTAGCTGTAATTCCACGATATTTGACGTGGAGTCAATGCTATTTTTTTCAGCTTAGTACATTTTAATTCTACAAAAAAGCTTATTGGATATCCGTCTTTACCACGAAAAACTCCATGTAAATCAGGAACACCAGGCGAACTGAAAGATTCTATTCTAGTCCAATGAACTTCGGGAGTAATCTCCTTCAGTTTTTTCCAAAATTTAGTTTCTGGTTTTGCTGTCATATGGTACACCATCTTCGTTTGCAATGATGCTTTTTGAGAGTATCTTGCCAAAAACATTAAACCAAAAATGCTTAAACGCAGTTGACTTGGCTGCGTGCATAGCTTTCAATGCTCTTTGTTGACGCTCAATACTCAATGTTATTTTGTCATCCATAACATATCTCCTTTCTTAATACTCATTCCAATACAATAAGGTATCATCGGAACTAAACTGTTGCCTAATGATTTAAGTCTGTCCACCCTTTTGGGTACCCCATGAGCCACTCTACCCACGTTGGGTTCAGACTGCCACCACTGTGTCCAGCTAACCTGCCCTTCTTCTTGACTTTCTCGTAATTCACATTCGGACCTGCGTCTCGCCAATCCCTCGCTGTCGGTGTCGGGAACCTCTGTTGTTTCCCCTCCACCAACTCTTTCAATCCCCGACCATAACCCACGGTTGTCCTCCCTGGCTCCTTTGCTCTTGGTGTTGGCCACATCAGATTCGGATGTCTGACTTGGTCGTTCAAACTGATAGGTAGGTTCTTTTCCAATTTCATTTTCATCCTGGTTTCCGAACAGGGTCCTCTCATGCTGTGTGCATCTGGAGTGCGCCAATATCCAGACCCTTTCTCTTTGGTGGTTTGCACCGATGCTCGAAGCTGAAATACTAAACGCCCTTGTGGCGTAACCTTCACTCTCCAAGTTCTCAAGTACGGTGTCCAAACCGAGTTTAATGTGTCCACTAACATTTTCTCCAATAACCCAAGTCGGCCTGAGTTCTTTGACAAGTCTAAACATCTCTGGCCAGACGTGTCTCGGATCTTGCTCGCCTTTTTGGCGTCCAGCGATGCTGAACGGCTGACACGGATATCCTCCTGTGATGATGTCGACTTCAGTATGTCCATTTGCTGATAATCTTTCACTATTTAACTCCTTTACATCGTCATAAATTGTAACCCACGGCCAATGCTTACGTAAAACTTTTTGACAGTATTGATCGTAATCACAAAACGCTACAGTTTCAAATGCACCTGTAGCTTCTAAACCTAAACTAAATCCGCCTATACCTGAAAACAAATCTAAGTGTTTATACTTCTTCATTATTTTCTTCTGGTATAAATATCGGACTTTTACCACCTTTTGCTGCTAAATCTTTATCTATGTAATCAAGCTTGTTATCATTTCGCACACTATGTCCTTGATATATACTATCCATTAACTGATTTGGTGTTAACATCTCATGTGTGCGATCTGAAAAAATAATTACATACACATGTGTTTCACTTGTCTTAGTCAAGACTTTCCATCTTTTAAATCTATGTATTGCCTTACCAAAAGATTTAGATATGTATTCTTCCATTTTATGTTTACCTAACAATCTTTCTTCTTGACCTTTCAATGTTATTTTCCAAATAGGTTGTTCATACATACCAGTTCCAGGATTAACTGCGCCTTCATCTAGCTGTTCTAATGCTACTATTATTTTAGACATCTTTTAATTTTCTCTTTCCTCCTTTCTTTGCTTCTTGTTCTAATGTGTATTTGATTTTTGGTAAAAAGATTTTTACCAAAGGATTTTTGAGATTGTTTCTACCAAACAAAGACATATCTAGCACGTTGCACATAATATCAAACTCTGTTTTATCAAGATCAATCCTTACAAATGTTTTTTTATAAGTTCTCGTCATTCTAGATTCTCCTTATTCTTTATAAGTTATCCCATAAAGTTATAAATTGCAAGGCTAATCTTCTGGTGTAATGTCAATAACGTCTGTATTTATGCTAAATTGTTTTTCAATTTCTTTAAGTTTTTCTTCTACTTCAGCCTTAGATAGCTGATCTATTGAGCCTGTGAGTATTTCTTTTCTATCTATATATAATCCTGCTGCCTGACCTCTTGACTTCTCAGCGGCTACAGCGGCAGCCCAATTGCCTGCTTCTTCTGCACCACGAGATAAATCGTCCAATCTGCGAATATGTCTACCGTAAGTTACTTTGTATTTTTGTTCCCATTCTCTACGTAATCTTTCTATTTCACTAACAACTAACGGAAACATTTTAGGATTTGTCAGATTAGCTGCTGCTTGTTGTGCTGACTTTTCAGAAAAACCAGCTTCAATTGCACACTCTTTTGCAGACATCCTATCGCCTTTGGTAACTAGTAACACTGCAAACTTATGTTGTTTTGTTGTTAACTTTCTTACATTGCCCATATCAAAATCATATATAGTTGTTTTATATATACATTATTATTATTATTTATCACCATTTATTTTGCAAGGCATGTATAGTAAAAGTTACTGAGTAACCTATAAGTTACCTATAAGTTACCTACAAAAGATAGTAGAATCAATAACTTATTATAAAAGTAACCTAGGTAACCTCATATTAAGAAAAAAATTGTAAAAGATAAAATAAAATATATTCTAGACAACTATATGCCTATTTCACGATCACAAATACCAAAGCAATTGACTGGTGGTAAAAAGAAAAAGTTGAAACGCCAGGCAGCAATTGCCATAAATATGAAAAAACGTGGTAAAAAACCGAAAGGAAAATAATCATGCCTTATCACTATGATGAAAAAGATAAAGAAAAAAAGAAAAAGAAGAAAAAAAAGAAAAAGAAAAAGAAAAAAGATAAGAAGAAAAAATAGTGAAACCCCCAAAAAGACCTGATGTTATTGAAATAGGTCCTTTTAAAGTTCATTTAAAGCTTGTCAGTCACGATTTAGCCTACGAAGTAGGTGAACAGCAAGGCTCTTTTCATTCTAAACCACCACTTACAATAATTCTTGATGAGAACATCATGTTATTAGAGAATGAAAACACCTTTAATTTGTTGGTTCATGAACTATTTCATTGTTGTTACTATCAATATAATTTAGAGAAAGCCAATGATGAGGAGAATGTTGTAAACGCCTATGCTAACTTTGTCACAGAGCTATTTACCAGGAGTAATGTTAAAGATTATCTCATGTATTTAACAAGAGATAAATTAAATTGATTGTAAAATATTTTTTAGTAGGAGTGTTTTGTATAACACAGCCATACGATGATTGCATTCGTGTAGCAGGAGAGAGATATTTTGATACTAAAGAATCTTGTGAACTAGCTGCACAAAAATTTGGTGACATAATGATAGCACAAAATCCTACAAATACTGTAGCTATACAATGTGTAGACGCATATCCTGTTATTTTGAATCAGGATGTGTAGATATAAGTTTATCTAAATACCATTTTGCTTTTTTTAAATCTTCTAATCCGTTTTTGAATTTTTGCCTAACGACATACTTAATCACATTTCCACTGAAATAATCTAATTTAAACTCTGAAATAAAATCTGACACTTGAATACGTGCACCGACATAATATGGCGGATTAATTTTATCTAAAATCTTGGACTCTTTATTTTTCTCCACCATTCTTCTTCTTTTCCTTGTTCACCGCACTTACATCTTTTTTCATGTAGCTCACCATTAATTTTACGTAAAAAATCATTTATTTCTATTTGATCTTTGACCTGGTCCGTGAGCCGTGCAACTTGCTCTTTTAATGATTTAACTTCGTCTTTTATTATTTCTATTTCTTGTAACATTGTATCAACCTATCTCTATGAACTTTAGCCTGGCGATCACCGATCACCCACACCATATAACCAATAAATAATAATATTATAGTATTTAATATTAACAATCCTAAAATCATTTGCGCCTCCTATTTTTATATCTACTAGATCTACGCCTTCTTTTTTTAGATCCTATTTTTCGTCTACCTTTATGAAACCCCGCTCTTCCTGTGTGAGCCATTACTTATCAATACCCTTGCCAACATCTTGTCCGAGAACCTTAGATCTTAAATGTATATTAAATGCCATAGATCTACGCTCACCCTCACTACGAAACGGATAAACCTGGTGCGATAACCAACTAGGAAATATATACAGATCACCTATCTGTGGTTTAGCCATGTGTGAATGCTTACTAAAAGTATTTGGTACACTACCTAAAAATTCTAAACAACCAACACTAGGATAATGATCCTCTCTTCTAAACTCTTCTTCGTAACCTGGCGGTACTTTTAAAAAGAATACACCTGATAGCTGCGAGTCGTGTATGTGTACAGGATTAAAATCACCTGCGTACTGACTTACAACCCATGAAGTATAAGTCATATTAGTATTTTCTGGATTAAATTGATTACCAACAGTTTTTAGTATATACTCCGTCACTAATTTATTTATTACTAACTCCAGTGACTTAACTTCACCTAAAGACAATGCTATTTCTTTTTTTACGTTACCAGCTAAATTAGAGCTATAATCTAACTGCTCTGATCTTTTATCATCGTTTAATATATCGTCAGCTTTCTTATTTACTTCATCAACTATATTTTGTGGCACAGAACTCTTCATAATCCGTGGTCCGAAAGGCGTGAACATATCATAACTAATTTGTTTCTCTTGCATTTATACTCCTTGAAGGTGAGGGCAAAGGATAAAAAAATAAAAAACTTTGCCCTCGGTCATGTTCAGAAAGGTGCTAGTCTCTCCTAGCCGTCACACCACTTCCTATCTTTATCAGGTAAGGATCAAGTATTACATTCAATGAACTGCGAAGATAAATAGAGTAGTAATACTTGCGTTTCATTCTAGGTGTCAGATGAACCCCCTTCGCTGTGGGGATTAGGTCTAAGGACTATTTCTTTTACAACAACGTCCTTAATCTCGAATTCGGCAAACGGAGGGATTGGCTTATAGTTTGGAGACCCAGGAGGAAATGCTAGTAAGTCATCCCAATCTCTCTCGTCTACCCTTTTTTGCACTCTCTCTACGGCCTCCTGTAAAGTGTCATGCAAAACTTTGTAATGTATTGTCTCTGTTCTTTGAACAGCTACATCATAATATTTTGGAAAATTGTTATCCGTAATAAAATCAGTGTCATTTTTTTTGGCTTTTAAGAAGGATATAGCCTGTTGTAAACTTTCGTCTGCATGATCCTTCTCTGCATATTTAATTAAAATTGATATTGCTTCTTCATTTGTCATTCTATGTTCTCCTATATAAATACATCCACACCATATGCACGAGCTACCATGATGCTCTGGGCAATAACAAAGTGGACATAAATCATTCAATGTTTCTCTTCTTACACTCTTGCATCGTCAAAAACTCTATGACTTTACCTACAGATCTAAAGTCATTAGCTCCTAATTTCTTTAACAGTTGCCAAACATCTAATTTAACTGCAACTGATTTATATTTTAAAGCATTCATTATCTTTCTCCTAAAAAAGTATGGTAAATACAGCTATAGCAATTAAAATTTGCTTCCAAAATATAGCTAGAAATACTAGCACTATAAATATATTTAACCAATGTATGCCCATAATTTAAACAATTATATGGGATTTGTCAATGAATTGTATCATTTTTTGGATCCTCTTCTTCATATTCTATAGTAAATTCAATGTGAAATGTGCTTCCACAATTAGGACATGAATATACCTTTTTGCCATCTTCTTTTTCTTGTTCATCTACTGGTATCACAATATCTTTACAATTGTAACACTCAGCAGTTACGTGCTTTTTAGTGTCCCCCATGACTCTCCTATCTTTGGATCTACCTTACTTGGCACCTCTAAATCAATACAATTTTCCATAATCTCTTTAATTTGTTTGACTTGATCCATATCTTCACACGAACAATTTAGCTCATCATGCACCTGTATGTGTGGTGTAATACCCGCTTTGTATACTTCAATCATAGCCTTTTTTGTTTGATCAGCCGCACTACCTTGTATAAGTTTGTTTAGTGCCTTGTATGTAAATGCTCTTTTAAGATTGCTACCATATTTTCTTAAGGCTTCATCACGTGGTAATGGTTTATGCACACCCCATTTAGTTGGTTCATACAAATCAAAATGACAAATACGTCCGAGTATAGTTCTGACCTGACCATTATCATTAGCTGACTTACTTGCTAAACTCATTAACTGTTTAACAAATGGCACACGAGCGTGATATTTTTCAAATAATTCTTTTGTATCATCTTCGCCTAGTCCTAACTCACTTCCTAATTTTTTCTGACCCATACCATAAAACAATCCTAAGTTCATAGTTTTAGCTGTCTTACGGTCAATACCTGCCATTTCAGCAGCTATCTGATGAAAGTCTGTGTCTGTTTTATCTTGATAAGAATGTACAAACTCATCTGCACCTGACAATCCACCATGTGTTAAAGCAGCAAAATGTACAACTAATCTAGGCTCTTGTTGTGAATAATCAAAACTACCCCACATATGATTACCTTCTGGTATAAATAATGACCTGATCATTGGTCCAATGTTCTCGTTCCGTGCTGGTATCTGCTGTAAATTAGGATTCGACATGCTTAATCTACCTGTAATTGTACCGCCTTGATCTGACTTTAATTGATTAATCTCACCATGTATACGACCATTCTGTTCGTGTTTTAATAATGAGTCTATAAAAGTAGATCTAGCCTTAAACAATTCCCTTGATTCTACTATCTTTTTTGACAAAGGATCTTGTAATGTTGCTAAAAAATTTTTATCAAAGGATGGCAAACCTGTAGGTGTTTTGTTATAAGGTATCTTTTTCTTGTCAAATGCTTTTGCTACAGACAGTGGTGCAAACACTTCTACTTCAAATCCTACATCTTTTTTAATTTCTAATAATAATTTTTTTTCTTTTGCAATTATTTGTTTTTTTAATTTATCTGCCTTATCTAAATCTACTCTTACACCTTTCCATTTCATCTCGACCAAGACAGGTAAAAGTTCTGACTCTAAATAAAATATGTGGTGCAACTCTTGTCTATTCATTTCTACTTTCAATGCTTGCCATAATCTTAGTGTAAGATCTGCGTCCTGCTCTGCGTAGGGTCCGACATACTGATAAGGTAGTTTATACATTTCTGCCTTAGCATCGATCTGCCAAGCTTGTGCTGCTTCATATAATAAACTTTCATCTTTCTTTTCTTGAATGTAATCTTTAGCAACAGCGTTTAAGTTGTATTGACCTGGCATTCTGTTCTCATCAATCAATGCTGCAGCTATCATCGTATCAATTATCCTACCCTTAACATTGATACCCCATCTCTTTAGCCACCCTATATCATAACTAGCATTGTGAAATATTTTATCGACATCATTTTCAAAATATTTTTTTAAATGTTTCTTAAGTATTTCTTCTTCAAAGTTACCACCACCCTCGTGTCTTATTGGATAATAACCTTTGAACCCATCTACAGCCACAGCAATACCAACAACGTGACCTTTACCTGTAGCCCAGCCTGGTCCAGTGTCCTTGATTCCTGGGTCGTAAGTTTCTAAATCTATAGCTATCTCTTTGGCCTGTGATAAATCAGGCAAAGTTTGTGGTGGATTCCATTCTTTTGGTGGTTCAAACAGTGGTCTCTGGGTCGACATACTCTATCTCAATATTCATTTCTTGTTGTTTTTTTGTTTGCATTCTATTTATTCTTTGACCTGTTTGTTTGCCACTTTTACGAATTGATACAGTTTTTGCGTCTATAAGTTTACAGTTTCCCTTCTTATCTACAACTACTAAATCAAAAGGACTATGAGGACACATAGCCATGGCTACATAATATCCTTTTCTAATATATTTAGCAGCTATAGTTAACTCACCCATAACGCCTTTTGCACTTTTAGATCTATTCATGAAACATCTCTGCAAACTCTCTATCGGTATCTGATCTGACTAAATGTAAATTTTTCTTAGCTCTTGTTATACCAACATAAAATACTCTTCTTTCATTATCAGGATCTTTATAATAAGCCTCATCAGCTTTTCTTGGTAAGTCAGATAACAAAGCTACATTGTCAGCTTCACCACCTTTGGCACCATGTATCGTTGACAAATTTATCCGTGGTTCCTGATTCAATTTTTCATTTCTACGCAACAAAGACACTATATAAGTAACCTCATGTGTTGGCATACGATCTAAAGCATGATGCCATATTCTATGTGCAGGAACTAACAAACCATGATACACACACAAATCTTCATAAGTAAAAAACGCCTCTGGATCTGCATGAATCAAACCTTTATGTCCATACTCAACACCTCGTCTTACTGTCATGTAATGATACATGGTCTTTGCTTCATCATACGATATAGCTTTTTTATGTTTAGCTAAATTAGTCCAAGCCAATATAGCTGTTAGTCTTTTTTTACTTACTGAGGGTTGACCATGTACAGAAAAATAAAAACCTTTAGTTTTCATTTCGTCTGCTATTTGATCTAAAGTATAATTATCTCTTGCCAAGACTAACCATTCACCTTTATCTCTTTGTATCTGTTGGTAAACAGAATTACGATTTACATGATGATTTACAGTGCCCCGATTTGTGCCCTCTGCATCTGCAATTATACCGTATTTAGTTACTCTAGTTTTAGGCATCCATACTTTAGGTATTCTATTATCTACTTTATTAATTAAATTAACAGCTACTTTATGTATAGCTTCAGGTACCCTATGTGATTTATCAAGTATATATCTTTCACCCTGCAAGTTAATTAAATCACTGGGATTAGCACCAGCCCACTTAAATATAGATTGATCATCATCACCAGCAATATATATCTCTTTAGACTTATTCATAATTTTTTTTACCATCTCCCACTGTATAGGTAACAAATCCTGTGCCTCATCTATAATTAAAACATCAAGACCGGGTACAATATCATCACGATTAGATTTACTAAACTCTATGATCATATCAGTAAAGTCATATAGTTTTCTTGTCTTTTTATATTCTGTAATACCATCGGATATATATTTAATTTTCATCCACCCACCTTCCATATGTGGCATCTCTTGATATTGTTGTTTTAAAGTTATGTTTCTAACTCTTGCCATGTCTATAACTTTAGCAAAAATATCGTCTTGCATTTGAAAACCATTGTTATCCATCTTACGATTAGTATTAGATAGTTTTATACCTAGTAATTCTGATAATTCTTTGTAATGATTATCTTTCATAACATCATCTTTACTTAAACCTAATTGTTTAAATGCTAAACTATGTAAGGTTCTAAAATAATTAAAATCTTTTTTATCAAGATTAGTAAACTTTTTTATGGCCCTGGTCCGTGCCTCATTAGCAGCTTTTACTGTGTACGCAAAGTATCCTATACGACTAGGTTTAATACCTTCCTCTAATTTTTTTTCTACTTTACGTAACAAATATTCTGTTTTACCTGTGCCTGGCGGTCCTAAAATAATTTTAGTAGACATTAGAATGGCACCTGCGGTTCTAAATTTGGTATTGGTAAGTCTGATTTATCACCCTCTTCTGGTCTAGGTATGTACCACAAATGATAAACTTTACCTCTAATTTTTTTCTTAGTTGAGTCTCCGTTTAGTTCTCTTATTCTTGCACACATTTGTGTTGAGCTAAAATTACTAAATCTTTTTTTCGTTAAGTAATTTTCTAATGATGACAATCTGAAATAAGTTACCTGTTCATCCTCTGGTGACCATGCTTTATCAATTAGTATCTCGTCTATCGTCATAGCCTCACCTTGATCATTTAAAAAAGATTCTAAATAATTATCAAATCTACCTACCTTAGTAACTTCCTCTGGCATTTCTATTACCTCTACTAGCGCCAACAAAGATTGTATTCTAGCATCCCAATCCTTTGCAGTCATTTTGTTTGGTAAAATATTTAGTGTGTTCATACATGCTTTTCTGAATTTACTTTGATCAAAGAACTCGTCTGTATTAATACACAGTCTTCTGCCATCTACATTTAAAAACCATACTGACTCGTCAGATTCATACTTGGTCAAATCTGTAACATCGTGATCATAATCTTGACCTATACCAAACTTGCGAGTCCTACATAACTGTGAGTTACATACAGAACACATGGGCTGATCTTTACATTTATACTGATATTCTTTTTTTTCGTGTTGATTTACTGTCTTTAAAACCTGTTTAGATAATAGTATCGGATCCATAAATGTGTGATTAAACTCATCTATTTTGTCTTGCCATTGATCTGGCCATTTTTTCTTAGCGTAGACTGCGTATTGATATAAAGTATTATCCCTTCCCCCCTCTGGTATTTTCTCATTCATTAAGTGTTCTAGACAGGGGGGACCGTCAAAAACATTTGTATTCTTTTGTGTGGTTGATAACTCTTTTAGTTCTTGTTCTGTTAGTGCGAGTTTATTGTGAAGTGCGAAGAACTCTGTTATACTATAGGGTTTGCCATTATTATCTATCGCATATCTGTTATTAGATTCTTTGTGTGCACCAAAGTAAGGTAAGTTTAAAAAATTACCTGTGTCGCCTCTATCAGCACGTATCTCAATTTGTTTAGGAAATATTTCACAATTAGCAAAACCTAAAAAAGCTGCAAAGTCTGCTAACTTATCTCTCATTATAGATGCACTAACAGATTCTTTTGCAAATAAAAATATATGTGCACCACCAGATTTTGACCTACATACCACTAATGGCAGAGACTTCTTATTAATTTTTTGTACTAATTCTTTTAAATTTAAAGGATACATATCTACATCAATACAACCCCAATAACATTTAGAGTCATCCATGATAGGTATGATACCTAGGCTAGGATCTTTACCATCAAGATGATCCTGCCACATTTGATCAGTAATCTGACCTTTTGTTATGTAAGCTTTACCGCCTTGCTTACCGTTTTCTTTTTGTTCACCAACACGATATTGACCATAGGCTCTGTCCAAGCCTCTAAAAATATTTTTAAATGTCGCAATATCGTACTCTAACATAACCTGACCTTGAATTTTTGTAGGGGCGAGGCGTGAAGATGCTCACCCCCACAATAGACTTAAAATGGATTTGGACTTCCAACAGTTTGATCTTGTTCTGGTTTAGCCGTAACTTCACCAGCAGCTATACTTTTATGAAACACTTTTGCTTCATTATATAGTTGCATATCTGTAACAGGACCAAGTAAGTCTATCTCCCAACCGAACCATTTACCTTTTTCATTGTCTTCTTTTTTAACTTTTAAAGAATACATGTGGCTAAATGAAGGAGGATTAAAAGGACCTTTCGATCCAGGTACTCTGATGTTTAACATCATAGAGTTCCATTTCCTACTTTTTTTAAGTTGGGTTGCTTTCAATGTGATCAAAGCAGGACTGCCAACGCCTGTCTTTTGATCATAGAGAATTACAAAGTGGTTTGCATTAGTTTCTACGTAATTACCGTTTTCAAGATAATCTCTATTATCTTCTTTATTCCTAGTTGTTTTTGATAAAATATCACTATTTGCATCATAAACATTAACTGGAGGTTGATTCTTACCTCTGACAGGTAGCCATTCAGCATATTGTCTTTGATAAGCACACGGCACTACTACTATTCCCTCCTTTCCGTCATAAGCTTGACCTGTGACAGTATTAAATATCTGTCCCATTTTTAGATTGTCATCTTTATCAAGCTCTTCAGATCCATTCATTAAGATCTTAAGTCTTGGTGTGGCTAAGTCTTCATTAGTGAGACCACCTAGACCAGCACCAGCATCAGACTCTAGGTCTGTCATAGCTAAGACTGCATCCACTTTTTTTTCCACAACCTCTTGCTGAGGTTTCTTTTGTGCGTTATCCGTCATTCGTTTCTCCTTATTCGTTGTTATTATTTTCGTTTCTGTACGAGTTTTGTTTTATTGGCTACGTACACACCAAATTCGTCTGGCAAAGACACACCTTTTTTGTGTTGCTCAGTTACGAATGCTTTCATGGTTTGATAGTGAACATCTTCTTTATCAGTGCTCACCATACCCAAATCTTGTATTGCAGCTTTAAGCTTTATTGCTTGTGCATCTTCACCCATAGCAAAAGCTACAGTGACATTACTTTTTACTAAATCACCATATCCGTTGTCCCTGAGCCATGCATAACAATACCCTCTATCTGCTACTTTAATTCCTGGTCTTACCTCTTCGGTAATTTTTACTTCAGTGCCATTATCAAGCGTAATGCTTGATAAACCTTTTTCTGCTAAAAATTGTGGTATCTCCTCTTCAGATAATTTTCTTACACCTTCTTTTTTTTCTTTAAGTGTATCCTCAAGTTCTACAACTTCTTGCTCTGCTATTTCAAGTCGCTTACATTTATCAGCTAGGGCTTTTAATGAGGAATCATCGACATCAGAAAAGACATCATCTTCAAAGTTTATTTTCGTCATTCTTATTTCTCCTTATATCTATCTCAATAGGATGATACTTCTCACGTTTTCTATCCCATTTAAGAACTTTATAATATCCCATATTTATATCAGATGCAACAGAACATGCAATACCAATTATTGAGGGATCACCAATTAATAATAAATAATCATCGTTAGAAAAATCCTTCAGTCCATCTTGCAACTGTTGCACGACAGAATCAGAACTTAATAATAATTGAAAACCTGGTGGTATGAGGGGAACTAATTTACCATACTCCTCAGCACTGAGGATATCTTTATATGGCATCTCTTGTATAACGTAAACTGTCATTCTATTTTCTTCTCCCATTATTATACACTTGATTTATTTTTTTGCAAGTATATAATTATGGGATACAAGGAGAATTTAGAATGTATGATTATAAGTATAAAACAGAACCCTTTCAACATCAAAAAACTGTATTAGAAAAATGCTGGGATAAAAAAACTTTTGCATTTTTTATGGAAATGGGTACAGGCAAGTCAAAAGTTTTGATAGATAACCTGGCCATATTACACGAAAAAAGAAAAATAAATGGTGCCTTGATTGTTGCACCAAAAGGTGTGTACAGAAACTGGATGATATCAGAGTTACCTAAACATCTACCTGATAGCATAGATCACTCTGTCATATGCTGGACACCAACACCAAATAAAAAACAAAAAGCTTTGTTAGATTCGTTGTCCGTGTTCTCTGAAAAATTAAAAATATTTTTGATAAATGTTGAAGCGTTAAGCACGACTAAAGGATATACTGCAGCTTTAGAGTTTTTGAAAAATCATGCAGTGCTCATGGCAGTTGACGAGTCCACCACAATTAAATCACCCGCAGCGACAAGAACCAAGAGTGCAATAAAACTAGGAGCATATGCTAAGTACAGAAGAATACTTACAGGATCACCAGTTACTAAATCACCTTTAGATTTGTATACGCAGTGTGCATTTTTATCTGAAGACTTGTTAGGATATACATCTTTCTGGGCTTTCAAAAGTCGTTACGCACTAATGGCACAAAGAAATGCAGCAGGTGGTGCACACACTTATCAGCATGTTATCAAGTACATTAGACTTGATGAGTTAAATGAAAAACTAGAAAAGTTTTCGTCACGAGTTTTAAAAGAAGATTGTCTTGACTTACCAGAAAAATTATACACAAAAAGATTTATTGAGTTGACTAAAGAACAACAAAAAGCATATCAAGAAATGAAACAGTTTGCCATAGCAGAATTAGAAGGTGATACTATGACTGCTTTTTCTGGTCTCACACAATTGATGAGACTACATCAAATAACTTGTGGTCACATGACTACAGACGAAGGTAAGTTAATAACTTTAAAAAACAATAGGATAAAAGAGTTACTTAACTTTTTAGATGAAACAGATGGTAAAGTAATCATTTGGGCAAATTATAGACATGACATAAAAACAATAACAAAAGAACTGGAGAATAAATATGGAACACAAACTGCGTGTAGCTTTTACGGTGATACGGCTGTGGACGATAGGGATCAGATTGTATCTAGGTTTCAAGATAAAGAGGATGATCTTAAATATCTCGTTGCTAACCCAAAGACTGGAGGGTACGGACTTACTCTTACTGCTAGTCACACTGTCGTGTACTACAGCAATAGTTACGATTTAGAAATACGTTTACAATCAGAGGACAGAACACACAGGATTGGTCAGAACAATAAAGTAACTTATGTAGACTTTATTGCAGAAAAAACTGTTGATGAAAACATTGTTAAATGTCTAAGATCTAAGATTGACATTGCGACAGAGGTGCTGGGTGAAGACTTGAAAAGCTGGCTAGTATAATATAACTTTTATACATGGCTTATCTTAATCATAATCTACCTCCTTTCAGTGCTTATATAAGAGACGAATATTTATATGACCACGAGAAAGGACACGGTCAATTTACTTTTGCTGACGTGCATACTGTAAATAGTCTTGAGCGCAGAGCACTTTTATTTGAGTGTTTATTACCCAACGGTGTAAATTGGACTAGAAGACCAATACATGCTTTTTGTTGGAAAAAAGATGCACCTAAACATCCTTTAAATATACATCAATATTGGGACTGTTTTTCACCTTATGTGGACGTACAAAGAAGAAACAGGTTAGCTAATTGTAGAGCAGAATTAGTAGACTACAAAGGCACAAAAAGAAAAGGCACTTACATGTTTACTATAGATTGGGCATGGGAAAACAAAGCTGGTATGTTAGATACTAACTTTAGTGAAGATCCTGAACATAAATGTGCACACATGTTTCGTATGGATGACGGTAATTTTTTTGCATATCCAAATAATAGAACTATTTGGTATGATGACGCTTTTATGGAAGAGAGATTAGTAAAGAACCCAGGATATAAGATTGATCAAAACTTTTACACAGTAGAAAACACTAGAGAAGAAGACACTAAGACTGATGACTCTTACATGACTCAGTTTGAACGCCCTTAGTGAAAATATTTTTTGATCATATTACTGGTAAATTAACACACTACGATTTACTTTATAGTTTACCATTAGCAGAGTTTGAAAAACATGAGTATGACTATGCATTTAACAATGGCTGGTTACCTCTTTCTTGGTACTATACAAAGATAAATCACATTACATGGATTAATGCCAGGTCCAGTAGACTGCAGCTTTCAAAGTTTACATTCTCTAAAAAACAAAAATATACATTAAATAAAAAAAATATAAGTGTTCATACTTACGATAAGTTACCTACATATTTAGTAGATGATATTGCAGAAATATATAAAAAATATATTCGTCAAAAAAATTACTATGAAATAAATAATGAGAAAGAAAGTGAAGAGTTTATGCGTGATGATCCGATTGATTGGAAGTATTTTATTTATTTTTACAAAGATAAACCTATCGCTTTTACTGAAGCCATGATGATTGACAATCATTTTATGACAGGACAATTTGCATGGGATTATGAAAATCCTAAATTAGGCATGGGCACCTACGCTACCTTACACGAGATAAAATATTGTATGAACTGGAATTACCAGTATTATTATTTTTCTTACAGTTATGAAAATAGCAGTGCATATAAATCAAAGTACGATGGCTTTGAGTTTTGGACAGGTAGAGAATGGTGTAAAGACAAAAATGTCTATAATCAACTATGTAAAAATGATAGTAATATAAAAAATTTAGCTGATCTTAATGATAATCAACAAAAGTATTTTGATTTAGTTTTTGGCGCTCATGTTTGACAAAGGATTATTTAAAGCCTTATTTATTTTTAGGTCAAGACTTTCCTCTAATAATTTCATCTCATCTAGTAGTTCTCTAGCATCTTCCTTTTGTCTATCCTCAACATCATTTACAATTTCTGTAATGTGTCTGATGTCACCATTCATTTGACGTAAATCAGCTTTCATATCAGAACGCATATCTCTAGCGACATCTGATATTATAGTTATTTCCTGAAGTATCATATCAATCTCAGACTTCAATACAGCCATACCTTCATCATAATGAGATAAGTCTGGCTCAGTGTACAGAGTTATCTTTTCCTTCATATCAAGATAATCCTGATAAAAAGTAAAGCCAGTCCACGCAGCACCACCTAGAGCACCTAATAGAGTAAAGATGGCAAACACCTTCCCCCCGGTAACCTTCATACCGCTATACTCAATACTGGGCATTTATCATCTCCTGAATTGTATCTTCTTGTGCCATGTTAAATAACATACCATACTGATCATCTATTGTCTTGTTTAAATATTGATCTACATTTTTATCTTGTATGACAGATTGACTGTCAAAAAATGTTTTTGTATTACCTAAAATTTGCATAACTATTAATGTTTTGGTTTGTGCAGCGTCATCATATCTAGCCTTATCGTCAATTTTCTTTACAATTTTTGTAGCAGCTTTTTCTTTATTTGATACTTTAGGCTCAGATGGTTTCTCTTCTTCTGTTGTTTCTTCTGGATCTTCTTCTTTTTGTGGTGTTTGTGGTTGCTCTGGTTCTGATTCCTGTGGTTCTTCTTGAGATTCTTCGATAATCTCTTCTTCAGGTTCAGCCTCTACAACTACAATCTCCTCCATTTCCATTTCAATCTCTAACTCGATCTCCGTTTCTATTTCAACAACTTCTATCTCAGGCTCTGGTAAATTTATTTCTATCTCAGCTATTTCTAATTCTACGCTAGCCATAGTAATTTCCTCTACAGGAGCTTCTATAGGTGCAAACTCTATCTCACCATCATTCATACTTACATCATTAAATTCAAACACCTCTTCTACAAAATCTAATTCAACAGAATCAAAAAGATTTAAATAGTATATTTCTTCTATTGTTGTGATTTGTTGTGTTATAATTGTGTTAATTACATTATAAAACACATTAACAGTCACATCATCAAACAAGGGACCTATTGCAAGATTGATGTCTCGTCCACCTACCTCAACAGTTATTCTATTTAAAACACCACTGAAATCGAAAGACCCAGTGTATGATTGGTAACCTGATGC